GATGTCTTTGCGATTCCTACTAAATCACCATTTGAGTACATATCAATGTGACCTTCGTCTGCTGTAATATAATCAATCATGTCTTATCTCCTTCTTATACATTAGTTATATACTCTTTTTGAACTAAGTGCAACTGTTTTTTTCAGTTTTTAGGAACTTTTTTCCCATATAAATACATGTAAATAGCAATTAGGAATTGATATGCCAACTTTAGATCCTACAGTTACAGTAGATGTTGATACCTCTTTAACAGGGAGCACTGCTGCTTTAACTAATATTAGTTTGTTACAGCCAACATCATTTAAACTTTTGGTAGATAGAAAAAACTTCCCTAACCTTGAATTCTTCTGCCAGAGTGTATCTCACCCTGCTATCGATATTCCTGCTGCTGATGTACCTTACTCTCGTATCGGTAATATTGCTATGGTTGGAGATAAGTTGACTTTTACTGAGTTAGAGTGTATAATACTAGTTGATGAGAATATGAATGCTTATACGGAAATGTACAACTGGATGCATCGTTTAATTCAAACACCTCAGAAGTCAAGACTAGATAGGTCTTTAACTGATACTGCTCCTCCGACATATTCAGATATAACATTAGCTATATTAAGTAGTCATAATAATGTTACTAGAAGAATAAAATATATTGATTGTGTACCAACAGGTTTAGGTAATATGGCTATGGAAGCATCTGCTGGTGATACAACACAAATTACATTCCCTGTAACGTTTAGATTCTCTTACTTCGAACTAAGCTAAATACATCTATATTATGAGGATACATTATGGATTTGCAAAAGATACTCGACGAATGGTCGAAAGATAGTGTTATTGAGAGAACCGCTTTAGATGAGACATCCAGAGCAACACCTTCACTACATGCTAAATATTTACAGTGGCTAGCAGAGGCTAAGCTAGCTAAGAAGCGTGCTGAGTTCAAGCAGAAAACTTTACTTAAGAAAAAATGGCTATACTACAACGGTAAGATGGATCGCGAATCTGTCGAAGCGTTAGGATGGGAGCCAGATCCTTTTGATGGTCTCAAGATTATGAAAGGAGAGATGGATTACTACTATGATAGTGATCCAGAGATTCAGCAAAGCGAAGAGAAAGTACAGTACTGGAAAACTGTTATAGATACACTTACAGAGATAGTAAATAATCTAAACTGGCGTCATCAGACGATTAGTAATATTATAAGATGGAAACAATTTGAAGCAGGGAACTAATGTTTGAGCACGTAAATCATGGTATAACTTTACCCAAGATGACTAGAAAGACAACAGAGAAGGGTCGTAAGTATTTTACTCCAGAAGGTAATGCTTACCCTTCTATTACTACTGTCTTGAGCATTCTTAGTAAAGACAGTATCATGCGTTGGCGTAAAAGAGTTGGTGAGGAGGAAGCTAATAAAATATCTCACCAAGCTGCTACAAGAGGTACCTCGGTACATAAGTTAGCAGAGGACTACTTAGATAACGTCTCTGATTGGGATTCCAAGGCTATGCCTAATAATCTCTACAGTTTTAGCCATCTTAAAGACATTATAGATAAGCGAGTAAACAACATATGGTTTCAAGAAGAGTTTCTTTATAGTGATAAACTTAAGTGTGCTGGTCAAGTAGATTGTATAGCAGAGTTTGATGGAGAGCTTTCTATCATAGATTTTAAGACTGCACGTAAGCCTAAAAAAGTGGAATGGATTACCAACTACTTTATACAGGCGTCATTTTATGCAGCAGCTTTCTATGAAAGAACAGGTATACCTATTAAGAAAGGTGTTATACTAATTACTGTAGATCATAGTGAACCTCAAGTCTTTACGGTAAACACTCATGATTGGTTACCTCAGTTTTTAGATGTGAGATATAAGTACAAAGAGTTGAAAGAGAATGGCTGAATTTACTGTACGCTTAAAAGACTATAGTATGTTATATGTTGACTGCGAACCTGGTTATGCAGCAGAGTTATCTGATTACTTTTCGTTCTATGTACCTGGATATAAGTTTATGCCTGCTTATAAAAATAAGGTCTGGGATGGAAAAATAAAATTATTTAATCGCATAACTCATGAGCTCTCTGCTGGGCTATATGCTTATTTAATAAAGTTTGCAGCTGAGCGGTCATATTCTGTTGACACAGAAGAGTCGGATTATGGGTTTCCGATTCCTCCAAGACCTTCTCTTGAGCTGGCTGATTTACTAGCTGACGCAACACTTCCATTTCAGCCTCGAGCTTATCAATACGATGCGATTGAAACAGCCCTAACAAGATCTCGAGCAATTTTATTATCCCCCACTGGCTCAGGTAAGTCATTCATAGCATATCTTTTAATCAAGTATTACCTGTCAAACTTTGACGATAAGGTACTACTCATTGTACCCACTACTTCCTTAGTAGAACAGATGCATACTGACTTCAAAGATTACGGTATGGATATAGATGAGCTCACACATAAAATTTATTCTGGTAAAGACAAAAATACTAACAAACGGGTCATTATATCTACCTGGCAATCTATTTATAAGTTACCTGCGAAGTGGTTTAAGCAGTTTGGAATGGTAGTAGGAGATGAATGTCATGGATTTAAATCAAAGTCTCTCTCTTCTATAATGAACAAATCTACAGAAGCTAAATATAGATATGGTTTAACAGGGACTCTAGACGGTACTCAAACTCACAAACTTATGTTAGAAGGTTTATTTGGACCTGTATATAATGTTACTACAACTAAAGCACTTCAAGATAATGAGACCCTAGCTCCTCTTGATATTAAAGTGTTACTACTAACCTACTCAGAAGAGGTGAGAAAGAACTTTGGAAAAAGAGACTATCAAGACGAGATTGACTTCATCATTGGAAATGATGCTCGTAATAGGCTCATTCGTAATCTGGCTATTGATGCTAGAGGCAATACTCTCGTCTTATTTCGCCTTGTGGACAAGCACGGAAAGCCATTATTCGAGCAGATAAATAATAAGGTAGATGAAGATAGAAAAGTATTCTTTGTATCAGGAGATACAGATACAGCAGACAGAGAAGCTATAAGAGGTATAGTAGAAAAACAAGATAATGCAATCATCGTCGCATCCATGGGAACTTTCAGCACTGGTATTAACATTCGGAATTTGCATAATATCATATTCGCTTCACCAAGCAAGTCCCAAATCAAAGTTCTGCAGAGTATTGGACGTGGTCTTCGACAATCAGATGACGGAAGAACAACCACCCTCTATGATGTCGCAGATGATCTGCACTGGAAGTCAAGAAAAAACTTCGCATTAATACACTCTATAGAGCGTGTTAAGATCTATGAAAGAGAGCAGTTTAATTACAAAATGGTAAAGGTAGATATTAAATGACATACACTCAGTTCAGACTATCTAACGGTGATGAGATCGTAGCTCAGGTTGTGCAGGAACCTGAAGGTGATGATTTTTATATTATAGTTAGAAATGCTATGATGGTAATAAGATCTGAGAATATTGAGAAAGGATATAGATATTATTCTTTCAGACCGTGGATGTCTTTTCAGTTAAATGAAGAATACTTTCAACTGTTGAACTATAATCATATTATAGGAGAAGCTAAACCAGATAAGCTGTTACTTGAGCAGTATTATAGAGCTATAGCTTCAGAACAAGATGATGAAAAACATACTGCAGATAGTGATGGGTCTGAGCTCAAACAGATGAGACGTATGATTGCTAATCTTCGATCAGTTACTAATGATATATTAGAAGGAGACTCTGATAATCAAGGTAATGTTATTCCCTTATTTGATAAAGGAAAGCTTCATTAATGGAAGATACAGACTCATATATAAAGTATCCGCAACATCGTAAGTGGTTTAATAAGTTATGGGTAGCAGAAACATTTGGATACAAATGTGGACCTGCCGGAATAGAGATTCCAGAGACAGGTACATATGTTATTAGACCTATATATAATCTAGCTGGAATGGGAGCAGGAGCTACTGTTAAGCAGCTACCCAAGGGTGATTTTACATCTGTTCCTCCTGGATATTTTTGGTGTGAGTATATAACTGGTAAGCATTATTCAGCTAACTATGTTTGGAAGTATGATAGAGATATGATCAATGGTAAATGGTTACAGCCATGGAAAGGATCATCTTGCTGGGAAGGTACTAATATGCCTATCAATCTTACTAAGTTCGTTGAGTGGAAAAGATCTGACTATATACCAGAAGTACCAGATGAGTTAGTTGTGTTGAGAGACGTTAAAGAGATAAACGTTGAGTTTAAAGGTGATCAAGTTATTGAAGTCCATCTAAGACCTTCCCCTGATCCAGATTACGATCATATCATTCCTGTATGGGCGTCTGATTTTGGTAAGAAGAGAGAGCATATGGAAATGCATGGGTATGACTTTATAGAGAGTTACGATAATGCCAATGGTTATATTGAAGATGCCCGAATTGGATTTCTAGTTAAATAATATATCCCCCCTCCCCATATCGCTATATGATTATATACGATCTGGCGAGAAGTGCAACTACTTTTTTTAGTTGCCACAGTAAAAAAAAGATACTATAATAATATGAATTGAAGGAATTTTATAATGGCAAGAACAAAACGAGCTAGTATTCATTATGTTAACAACAAGGAGTTTTCTCAAGCTGTTGTAGATTATGTACGTGAACTTAACGAAGCTCAAAGTAAAGAAGAAAAACTTCCTGTAGTACCTAACTACATTGCATCTTGCTTTCTAAAGATTGCCGAAGGACTATCTCATAAGTCAAATTTTATTCGCTATACCTATCGGGAAGAGATGGTTATGGATGCTGTAGAGAATTGTCTTCGTGCAATTGAAAACTATAATGTAGAAGCAGCTACCCGTACAGGTAATCCAAATGCCTTTGCTTACTTTACTCAGATCTCTTGGTATGCATTCCTTCGTCGTATCGCTAAGGAGAAGAAACAACAAGATGTTAAACTTAAATATCTCTCTCAAAGTGGATTAGAAGAGTATATTGCTACTAATCAAGATGATACTCAATCAGTTCAGGTAGTAAGAGCTTTTGTTGATCAGCTTAAAGATCGTATTGATAAAGTAAAAGAGAAAGATTCAGAAGTAAAGGTCTTTGCTCAAGAGGAAAAGAAGCGCAAGAAAAGAGTAACTAGTGTTGATTCGGATTTAGGAAACTTCATATGAAAATATTATTAACGGGTCATGAAGGATTTATTGGATCGTTTCTTAATGATCACTTTAAGGACAGAGCAGACATTACTTGCTTTCAAGGAGACGTTACTAATAAAACTCATTGGTATAGGTATAGTGCTTCTGATTGGGATGTGCTTATACACCTAGCAGCTCTAGCAGGAGTGAGAGCCTCATTTGATGACCCTGAACTTTATTATAACAATAATGTAATCGGTACTCAATATGCGCTCTCCTTTGGATCAGTACACTGTAATAAGGTACTATATGCTTCCTCTTCCAATGCATATGAGTGGTGGGGTAATCCTTATGCAGCTACTAAGATGATGAATGAAGTAACTGCAACTCACTATGAAAATGCAAAGGGTATGAGGTTTCATACTGTGTGGCCTGGTAGAAATGATATGCTCTATAAGAAGCTACAGAACAAGGAAGTAACATACATTAATGCTTCTCATACTAGAGATTGGATTCATGTAGAAGATTTATGCAATGCTATCTTGACTATTATATCAAATTGGTCTATAATAGATGAGAAAGTACTTGATATTGGTAATGGAGAAACTGTGAGCGTATTAGATATGGCACAGAAGATATTTGATTGGGATGGAGAGATAAGATATGAGAATCCTACTGGGGAAAGAGTGCATACAGAAGCGAACATTGAATACCTACGAAAGCTTGGGTGGAAACCTAAGTGGGATATTATGAATGAAGATATGCATACTAAATGACACTCATTGTGGGACTCGCAATAGCTCTGACATATTTCTCGATAACGCAGAGAAATTTTATTCTGATGTATTGTTTCCTTATCTTCTGGAACATAATATTAAGCATATTGTGCATCTTGGTGATTACTATGATAACAGGAAGTTTATCAACTTCCGTGCTCTTAACCGTAACCGCAATCACTTTCTTAAACCGTTAAGAGAAAATGGTATTACCATGGATATTATCTGTGGTAATCATGATACGTATTATAAGAATACAAATGAGCTTAACAGTCTCAAAGAGCTGTTAGGACATTATATGAATGAAGTAAATATACTTCATGAACCTACTGTAATGGATTACGATGGATTCAAGATGGGATTAGTACCTTGGATCTCTGCTGAGAATGAATCAGCTTCATTAGAGTTTATTGCTAATGCTAAATGCGATTGGCTTGGAGGTCATTTCGATATCGAAGGATATGAAATGATGAAAGGCCGTAAATGTGAACATGGATTAAATAGATCTATATTTAAACGTTTTGAAAAGGTACTATCAGGTCACTTTCATACTAAATCAGAGCAAGATAATATTACATATCTTGGATCACAAATGGAGTTCTTTTGGAATGACGCTCATGATAAAAAATACTTTCACATACTTGACACCGAGACTAGGGAACTTACTCCTATACATAATCCACACACTCTCTTCCATCGTATCAGATATGATGACAATGATTGTGATTACCTCCATTATCCTCTGGATGATGTAGAAGGTAAGTTTATTAAAGTAGTGGTAATTAATAAATCCGATACGTTTGTCTTTGATAAGTTTATAGATAGAATACAGCAACGCAATATACTTGAACTTAAGATAGCAGAGAACTTCAACGAGTTTATTGGAGAAAATGTAGAAGATAGTGAAATATCAGTTGAAGATACTTCTACTTTATTATATACTTACATTGACGCTGTTGATACAGATCTAGATAAAGATAAGATTAAATCTCAGATGTCCGATCTAATGATAGAAGCGCAGACACTAGAAATAGCATGATTACATTTAAAACTCTTAAGTGGAAGAATTTTCTTTCAACCGGTAACAACTGGTCTAATCTAGATCTTAGTCAAAATAAAACAACCCTTGTAGTAGGGTCTAACGGTGCAGGTAAGTCTACTATGCTAGACGCTTTAAGCTTTGCTTTGTTTGGTAAAGCTCATCGCAATATATCTAAGCCTCAGTTAGTTAATTCGATTAATAATAAGAACTGCGTTGTTGAAGTAACCTTCAATGCATTAGGTTCCGATTTCAGAATCGTTAGAGGCATTAAACCTAACGTCTTTGAAATCTGGAAAGGCGAGACGATGATTAATCAATCATCTCATGCCAAAGAGTACCAGAAGATCCTCGAGCAAAACATCTTGAAGCTTAATCATAAAAGCTTTCATCAGATC